CGTCTAGACGGCGTTACAATTTATGAATCTAGTTTGGCTCCTACCGCTGCCAACAACAATGCAGTTGGTTGCGTATTTGCAGCCAGTGCATTCGGACACGGTATGCGTGGTTCGATCTCCATGGAAGAACAGCGTCAAGCTGCTTTCCGTGCTACCGCTGTGGTCCTAAACGCCGTTGCCGGCGCAGCTATTCTACAGAATGGTCACGCTGTCAAGGTCCTAGGTCTAAACACTATCGCTTAAAGGGATATAGACTATGGCCTTCTTAACTTCAGGTTCCACAGTAATAAGTTTCGCCGAGTACAGCGATGTGCTCGACAGAGACCAACGACTGTTTGAAGCGAATGAAGGTTTGACAGAAGATGTTGTAGAAGCACTTTTAATCCGCAGCACCGAACGCATATTAAGTCTATTGCGTGCCACAGAATGGTGGGTCAGCTATTTTATTACTCGTAATAGCACAGTTGAAATCCGAACCGTGGCAGATGTTCCCGCATTGAATCCCAATTTTATACTGGCTCGCCAGAATGACTTTACGGATTTATGCGTGGACTATGCACTGTATTATTACATATTGCCCAAGATTGCTAATTTTGGCACAGAGGATAATGCAGAGCGAGCAAAGATCGGTTACTATCAAATCAAGTACGACAGCATGTTTGCTGAACTTATTACTGCTGGTGATTGGTATGACTTCGGTGGCTCGGGCGTGGTGACCAGTGACGAAAAAAGTCCGGGCGTTAGCAACTTGAAAAGAGTAAGATGAGAACTGAGATCATTGATTATTTGGGCACATTGAACCTAGGTACTTACAAAGTAGCTAGCGAACTGCCTTTCGATGACAACGGTCAACCCTTATACATCAAGAATGTCAAACGCATATATGTGGACACAGATGAAATCACAGACGAAACGGTGATTTCCACATTGGATGGTGTTAATATCATCAACGAAACTACAACTGTTCGAGTCTATTTCGCAACAGACGCAAAGAATTTAACATCGAATTATGACGCAGTGGTCAACAGTATCAAAGGGGCACGAACTGTGTCAACTATTACTGGAGTACATGTGAGAAATTGTAGCATTACAAAATCTTACACGCAGGATCTATTGTTAACACAATTTGATTTCGAATTCACCAAACTAATTTAAAGGAAAAAATAATGGCATACATTAATCCAGCGTCAGGTACTACCAGTCAGATTGTATTAAAAATACAAGCTGGTAATCTACTTGGAAATACCACAATCGCTAGTGGTAACATCACAGTGCCAGCACTGCAAGATGTAACAGTAAACAATTCCAACGATGTGTTTACTTGGTCGCAACTAGACGCCACTGCTAAACAGCAAGTAGCCACAACCAGTACCAACAGTTTGGCCATGAGCTTGGTAGTTGATCCAACTACCTTCTTTGGTACCAATGTCAGTGCAGCACAGAGTGACACCACTGCCAGTCAAGGTATTATGGGTCTAAGTCGTAACAAAACATTGGTTACTTTTAGCTTGAAAATGCAAGAAGGCGCCACTGACCACTTCCTTAAGGGTCAAGGCTTTGTTACTGGTCTAGCACCAACACTGACTGCAGATGCTCCAGTATGGGTAACACCTGCTACTATCACCGTGACCGGTGATTACACTGTCAGCAGCACAGAGTAATCTGTCGGCTGATAGGCTGCAAGAGGGCATTCGTGCCCTTTTGTTTTGACTTAAATACAATGGGAGAGATATATGGATGATGTACTAGATCGAAAGAATGACCTGCAACTATTGGCCACATTGTTGCCAGAGATTGCCAAAGCTACCAGCGAATTGCGTTGCGCAAAGAACGATGTAGCCAAAGCCACTAATAGACTAAACTTTGCTTTGGTATTAGTAAACAAAATGATTGAAAGAAACAGAGATTAACTTATGAAATTATCACAATTAGCAGCCAAGCCACAATTAATTAAAATTGTGTTGGACGACGAATCTACACTTAAAGAATTTGGTGAAGCATTGGACTTTTATGTTCATGATCGCCAGCCTGTGGAAGTGTTTATCAAACTGGCCAGCCTAGGTGGCGATCAGTTCAACGAGATTGTCACAGTGGTCAACGAATTGATCCTAGATGAAACAGGCACAAAGATTATCACCGATGGTAATGTGTTACCACAAAAACTTTACATTCGTGTGGTAGAGAAAGTAATTAAACAACTGGGGGAATAACAGAAGCCAAGGTACTGGACGATCCAATTGAAATGAATATGTGTTTAGTAATCGATCAATTGGCTCAACGGTATGGTTGTTTACCCAGCAAATTCTTGGCGGAAGGTGACATTACAGATGTTGCTATCATGATTAAAAGTATCACTTGGCACAATGAGTACGAAGCTAGAAGTAGCAAAGGAATGAATATGCCCAGAGTAACTAATTATTCAACAGAGCAACTGCTAGATATGATGGCGCGAGCCCGAGGACAAAATGACAATAAGAGTTGATATATCCGATGCATTGGCTAACTTCAAACAATTAGCGGAGGTGCCAGATCAAGTGGCACAGGATGCTTACGAATACTTTCGCGGCATAACGCCACGCCGCACGGGCAATGCACAGCGAAGAACTAGTTTGCGCGATACCACAATTGTGGCAGATTACGCATATGCACAAAGGTTGGATGAAGGCTACAGCAGTCAAAATCGAGCAGGCATGACAGGGCCCACACAAAAAGAAATAGAACGCTTAATGCGTCGATACACAGGAAAATAATATGGCAGCATCAATCAAGACCGTATTGGAGATTGACAACAGCAAATACAATGCTGGCATCGACCAATCCACCGCCAAAACTAAAAAGTTTGCCAATGAAATAGACACCAGTAGTTCAGATATCACCGGTGCATTTGGTCGAATGGGCACGGCAGCACTGGGCTTGGCCACAGCACTAGGGGGCCTAGGTGCAGTGACTGCTAGATTCGCAGACGAAATCACCGACTTGGCCACAGCACACCAGACCAGTACCACTGAGATATTGGCATTGGGCAAAGCATTGGCACAAAACGGCGGTAGCATGGACAGCATGGGTCGATTGATGCAGACCATGGCCAATAATATCAACAGTGCAGCCGAAGGCAATCTTAAAATGGCCACCACATTCGAGCGATTGGGTGTGAGCATGCAAGACATAGGCACTGCCAGCGAAACAGAAATTCGCGACAAATTGATTGCCGGCATTGCCGGCATTCAAGATCCTGCAGCAAGAGCAGCACAAGCCATGGATGTATTTGGCAAAGCAGCCATGGGTGTGGACTTTACAAATTTAGCAGCCAGCATCGCAGAAAACAATGCCAAGTATGCCGAGCACGAAAGTGCAATACGCAGTGCAGCAGCAGCATATGACGCTATCGCTGGCATACTGACCGATATCAAGATTGCATTTGCGTCAGCGTTCCAGCCAGCATTCGAAGCTATAGCAAAATTAAAGCCAGAGATCAATAGCATAGTGGTGGCTTTGAAATTATTGGTTGTGGGCATTGCAGCATTGACTGCGGCGGCCGCAGTTGCCAAAGTAATGGCCTTGGTAAAAGCATTCCAACTGCTACGAGTTGCAATTGCTGCCAACCCAATTGGTTTGATTGCCAGTTTGATATCCACAGCCGCAGCAGCCGCATTGGTGTTTGGCGACAGCACCGATGAAGCCACCGCAGCAACTGAATCCAACACCAATGCAGTAAAAACAAACTTAAAAGTTCAACGCGACTTAACTGGCCTTACTACCAATAGAGCAAAAGAAGTAGAAGGTCTGCGCAAAGTTACAGACAGCTATCTAGCACAAAATGATGCGCTGAATCGAAAGCTCGATCTAGAATTGCAATCGTTGGGACAATCAGAAGAACAAAAGCGTGTAGTCCAGCAGTTGGCCGACATCGATCAAGCAGCGCAAAAAGCATTGATAGATTTGAAAAACACTTATAACAATCTAGATGCAGATGGCAGAGCCCGCACCAAACAGGCCTACCTAGAACAGCAGGAAATTATCAAGCAGAACGCTGAGATCGAAAAGAAATCTGCAGAAAATCAAATAGCCACTATTGAATTGCGCAAACGCCTACTATCGGACATTAACGCATCCATTAGCATCTATAATGATACAGAAGTAAAATTATTCAAAACATTAAATGAAAGAAAGCCGCTGAGTGGCAAAGAAGCAATTACCAATGAGCTGGCAATCACTGCGGCCATAGATAAACGCAAAACAATCATCGATGAAATTAATAAACAAAAGTTAGATCCTATGTTAGTTGGTATTGCTGATGCAATGCTGTCAGTGGATGTAAACGAAGCTAAAAGGAATTTCCAAGGAGCATTGGCTGAACTTGCTGCTTACAACTCCGGCGAGCTCAAGCCACAAATTGCAGCATTGCTGAGTGCAACTAAAGAACAATTGGATGCAATCGATGTCAGCGCAAGTGCAGTTAATAAACAAAGACAAGCAACTCTAGAAACACAGCGTACTTTTACCTATGGTTGGGAAAAAGCCTACAAAGAATATTTGGATAATACGCAAAACTTTGCACAGCAAGCAGGACAGATATTCAACAAGTTTACCACTGGATTAGAAGATGCTATCTTTAAATTTGTCAAGACTGGTAAGTTAAGTTTTAAAGACTTGATCAACACCATGGTTGATGAACTGCTGCGCAGTCAGATCAAACAGTTGATTGCCAACTTGGCCGGAGGCATTGGTGGTGGAGGAGGAGGAGGACTGCTAGGTGGCCTATTCGGAGGCGGCGGAGGCAGAGGCGGAGGTGGTGGAGGCGGTATTGGCAGCATATTCGGTGGCATCGGTGACTTCATAGGTGGCGCTTTTAAAGGCATCAAGAGCATATTTGGATTTGCCAATGGCGGCAGACCACCAGTAGGCCGACCATATATGGTAGGCGAGCGCGGACCAGAAATTCGTGTGGACAATGCACCAGGCACAATTATTCCCAATGGTGGCTTTGGATCTACCAGCGTGATCTACAACATCAATGCAGTGGATGCACCCAGCTTCCAAGCCATGATTGCCAGAGATCCAAGTTTCCTTTACGCAGTTACAGAACAGGGCCGTAAGAGCCTACCAGGAACAAGAAGGTAATATATGACAACAACAGCATTCCAAGTGGTATTTGATCGAGCAGAAAGCATTGGCATAGATCGTCGCAG